TGAAAAAAGTAATAAGATTTACAGCATCATGGTGTCAACCATGTAAGATGTTGGCTAAAACATTAGAAGATGTACACACCAACCTGCCAATAGAAGTTGTTGATATCGATAAAGATTCCAATACTGCAATTGAATATGGTATTCGTGGTGTGCCAACAATGGTAATGGTTGAAGATGGCACAGTATTAAAACGCTTAGTTGGTATGCAGAACACAAAACAATTACAGGAATGGTTCAATGCTTAAAAAAACAACATCAAGCTTGACAGATGAACGCACATCATTCAAACCCTTTAATTACCCTTGGGCTTATGATGCATGGTTGAAACATGAGCAATCACATTGGTTACACACCGAGGTGCCAATGGCTGAAGATGTGAAAGATTGGAAAAAGAAACTATCTACAAGTGAGAAAAAGTTTTTGACCAACATTTTTAGATTCTTTACACAAGGTGATATTGACGTTGCAGGTGGTTATGTTAACAATTACTTACCTTATTTCCCTCAACCAGAAGTAAGAATGATGTTGTTAGGCTTTGCTGCTCGTGAAGCACTACATATTGCTGCTTATAGTCATTTGATTGAAACTCTTGGCCTGCCTGATACCACATACAACCAGTTTATGGAATATCAGGAGATGAAGGACAAGCATGATTATGTAATGAACATCTCAGGTCAAAATACTACAAAAGAAAATACAGCCACACACATTGCCGTGTTCTCAGCATTTACAGAGGGTATGCAACTGTTTAGTTCTTTTGTGATGTTGTTGAATTTCCCACGTACAGGCAAGATGAAGGGCATGGGTCAGATTGTTACTTGGTCTATTGTTGACGAGACAATGCACGCTGAGAACATGATGAAACTATTTAAGACCTATATACAAGAAAATAATGAAATCTGGAATGATGACCTCAAATCTAGAATCTATGCCATTGCAGAACGAATGGTTGAACTAGAAGATAAATTTATTGATTTGGCATTTAGTAGTGGTGAGATGGAGGGTCTAACAGCTGATGAGTTGAAGAAATACATTCGATACATTGCTGATCGTAGATTGATCGGTCTTGGCATGAAAGGCATTTTCAAAGTCAAACGCAACCCACTACCATGGGTTGAAGAAATGATTAATGCACCAACACACACCAACTTCTTTGAGAACAGGTCAACAGATTACGCCAAGGCTGCACATACAGGCACTTGGGATGAGATATGGGCTCATTAAAGTTAGTGTTTAAAAAAGGATTAAAATGAAGATATTACTAGTTATTGCACTTATGGTGCCTTGTCTAGCATTAGCACAAGGTAAACAAAAACCTGGTGTAACTTATGATGCAGTATTGACCAGAGTGGTTGATGGTGATACTGTTGCGTTTCAAGCCAACTTTTTACCTGACCCATTGAAGAAAGAACTAAGTGTCCGTGTATTTGGTGTTGATACACCAGAGAAAGGCCATCGTGCCATGTGTCCTAGTGAGGCCGCAAAAGGTGAAGCTGCAAGTGCTTTCACTAAGGCGGCTGTGAATGCTTCAACTAAACGACAAATCATATTGATGGATTGGGACAAGTATGGTGGTCGTGTACTTGGTGATGTAATACTTGATGGTAAAAGCTTGCGTCAGATGTTAATCACAAATGGCCATGCTCGTGAGTATTATGGTGAGGCCAAACAAAGTTGGTGTAACTGATGGCCACATTACATCACGTATGCGGTAACTGTGATTCTGAATTTACAATTAAATATGATGTAGACAAATGCGAAGATGATCCTCATTTTTGTCCATTCTGTAGTGAGTACATACTGGAGAGTGAAACAGAAAATGAGGACGAATGAGTGTGGTTGTATAACAATATAGAATTTACAGAAGACATGGTTGGTACTTGGTTCGGATACGTCTACGAAATTACCAACCTAACGAATGGCCGGAGATATGTGGGGAAAAAATTCTTTACACGAGCCGGCACAAAACAAATTAAAGGTAAAAAGAAAAAGGTTCGCCTGTCCTCTGGATGGGCGAACTATTGGTCTTCGTCCGAAGAATTAAAGGCTGATGTTAAAAAACTAGGAGAGGAAAACTTTTCACGTAAGATACTGTACCTATGTAAAAGTAGGTCAGAATGTTCATATAGAGAAACTAAGGAGATTTTTATCAGAGATGCACTACTAACCACGGAATATTATAATTCCTGGTGTTCATGTAAAATACACAAGGCTCACGTATTGAATAAACTATGAAACATTGTAAAGAATCAGATTCGTTACCTAAAAGAAGGAAAACCATGGCTCGTAAGACAACTGCCAATACAATCATTGAAACCGAAAGAGTTTCAAGACCAAGTAATCACCTTAGACTGAGGCTTGATGACCTTAAAACATTTGACCCATTGACAGAGAATCAAAAACTATTCTTTGATGCATACAAACGAGGAGATTATTTCGTAGCACTACATGGTGTTGCAGGTACAGGTAAAACATTCTGTGCTTTGTACAAGGCCATTGAAGAAGTGATGGACAAATCAAATCCATTTGCTAAAATAATTATTGTTCGCTCTGCCGTACAGAGCCGTGAGATTGGTCACTTGCCTGGTGATGTAAATGAGAAGATGGAAATCTATCAGCAACCATATCGCCAAATCTGTGAGACACTATTTGGTCGCAAGGACGCATGGGATAGACTAGAGGAACAAGGCCACATTGAATTCATATCTACATCATTCATTCGTGGTATGTCCTTTGATGATGCCATCATTATCGTGGATGAGATGCAGAATATGACCTTTGAAGAAATTGATACAGTAATGACCCGTGTTGGTTACCGCTCAAAGATTATATGGTGTGGTGATTACAGGCAGACCGACCTGAATAAGAAGAAGAATGATGTAACAGGCATTCTTAAATTCTTTGATGTGGCACACCACATGAATGCCTTCACCCGCATTGAGTTTACACCTGATGACATTGTACGCTCATCATTGGTGAAAGACTATATTCTTGCCAAACTACAGTATGAGGATGCAATGGATTAAGGCAATAGAGTTCGGACTCTAGTGAAAAATGTTGCAGCTGCACATATATAAATGTATAATCACTAATATATCAAACACTATGTTCAAACTCTTTTCTTACTTATTATCCTTCTTTGAAGGCACCAGTTACCAATCACGCTTGGACAGATACCTTTCCAATCGTAGTGTAACTGATGCATCACAGCTAGAATACTATGTTAGAGAGTTTGAGCGTAATCAACATAAGGCATATCTGTGAAAAACATTCTAAACACAATTTACAAAGCATTTGTAACCCTTGGTAGTTTCACTAAGGAATACCGAGAAACCAAATATGGTGCATACCGCACCGGTAAATAATCTATCATCTAAGGAAATAAACCATGGCCAATTCTATTTTCACACCATTATATTTTGCAAACTACTTCGTTGACCAAGTACAAGATGCAAAGAACAAGGTCGTTGACACATTCGTGTATGATGACAAAATCAAAGAGTCTATTAAAGATTTCGTTGAAGCACAACGCACATTCACAAAACAAGTGAATCGTACAACCAATGAAGTGGTTGAATTGTCTACAGTTGCAATGAAAGAAGTTGCCGAGAAGGCAGCCAAAGCCATCAAGCTTTAATTGTGCATACATATGTCCTGAGGAGACCGGGACATATGAAAAGACTAATCGCACATAGACCATCCAAGAAATTCATGGATATAGCTTTCACGGCGCAATCGTGGGCGCCAACCGAACGTAATGGTTGGATTATTAAGTTTTCTATCTATAATGATGACCACATAATGTTAGTGTTCACATCGTCCTATACAACACAGACGATTATTCGTGAATTTGAAGATGAGAATATTGCTTGTGAGTTTATCAATAGAGTGATAGAGCTAGATGCAATGGAATACCACGAAATTTAATAGCATAAATACCTAAATAATATAAATAACCAATAACATGGTAGGAGTTTTATGGCATTAACAAGAGTAAACGGCAATCTAATAACCAGTGGTACAATTACTGGTAATTTGTTTCTGAATAACACGATTACTGGTGATAAGATTGGCCTTACTGCTATCACTAGTAACTTAATAGCATCGGCTGCTGTAACAGGTGACAAGATTGGCCTTACTGCTATCACTAGTAACTTAATAGCATCGGCTGCTGTAACAGGTGATAAGATTGGCCTTACTGCTATCACTAGTAACTTAATAGAATCGGCTGCTGTAACAGGTGACAAGATTGGCCTTACTGCTATCACTAGTAACTTAATAGCATCGGCTGCTGTAACAGGTGACAAGATTGGCCTTACTGCTATCACTAGTAACTTAATAGCATCGGCTGCTGTAACAGGTGATAAGATTGGCCTTACAGCTATTACATCCAACCTGATTGCAACAGGAGTAACTTTAACTTCACCAGTGCTTGCATCAGCAAATTTAACAACAGCATTGACCTTGGCCGGTGCGGCTGGGAATACTGGCCAGGTGCTGACAAGTGCAGGGTCTGGTTTGCCAACATGGTCAACTCCGAGTAGTGGAGCATTTGGCTCAGACCTGTCTTATGAGGATTATTTTTTAACAACCTCAAGCGCACTTGATGTAAGTGTCTCTGCTGTCCCATTTTTAGAAGCTCTTTCGCTGGATGGAACTAGCGAATTAATTTTGTTGGGGGCTAGTTCCTCACTTCATGCTGTTGTATACAATACATCTACGGATACTTTTGGAACTCCTATTCTTATAAGAATCC